TCGGAGAGGACTACGTCTTCTGTGACAAGGCTATCAATCAGGGCCTCAAGATGGGGCTCCTGACCCGGGTAAAGCTTGGCCACGTCGGTGCAAAGGCGTGGTGGGGATCGGAGCCGGAGGCTTTCACAAAGGCCATCCAGTCTGGTTCCATGAGCGTCGTGGACGAGATGGGGTTCCGCATCCTTGAAGGGGAAGCGGAATGAAGAGCCTCTTGATCGGATGCGGCAACAATAGAGATCGACAGATCTCTACCCCGGGAACGGAGTGGGACGAGCTTGTGACGCTCGACCATGACCCGGACTGCAAGCCTGATGTCCTTTGGGACATGGAGACCACGCCGTTGCCCTTCGGGGACAATTCGATGGATGAGATCCATGCCTATGAAGTTCTTGAGCATGTTGGCCGCCAAGGCGACTGGCTGTTCTTCTTCAGGCAGTGGAGTGACTTCTACCGGATCCTGAAACCGAATGGCCTGTTTTACCTGAGTGTCCCGGCTCCGGGATCAGTCTGGGTGTGGGGTGACCCATCACATACCCGGCACCTTCCGCCGGAGTGTTTCGGGTTCCTGTCCCAGCTCTTTTACGAGCAGGTTGGCAAGACCCCGGCAACGGACTTCAGGAGCGTCTGGAAGGGCGATTTCGCAGCAGTTCACAGTCAGATCAAGGGCGAGCGCTTCTACCTCGTCATGCAGGCCAAGAAGCCAGCGAGAATCATCCCAAGGGACAAGACAGATGAAGAAGTCAAAGAACCTCAAGAGCCACAAACACCTGAAGTCGAACGCATCGACCAAGCATTCTGAAGCCACCGAGGGCCCGGAGCCCATGGGCGGTGACAGCGACGTGGACGACATGCCGATGATGGCGTGCGGTGGCAAGGTGAAGATGGCTGGCGGCGGCACGGTTCGTGGCATGGGCGCAGCGTCCCGTGGCGGCAAGTACAAGACCTGCTGACCTAGATGGCTACATCCGGCACGGCCACCTTCAATCTCGACATCCATGAGCTCTGTGAAGAGGCCTACGAGCGCGCCGGGACCCAGATGCGGTCTGGGTATGACCTTCGGTCTGCCAGACGCAAACTGAACCTGATGGCCTCCGAGTGGGCCAACAGGGGACTGAACCTGTGGACCGTGGAAGAGAAGACCATCACCGTCGTTGCCGGGACGCAGACCTATACCTTGCCTGCCGACACCGTGGACATCATCGAGGCGGCCCTTCGGATCACCAGCGCGACTGGAGTCCCGACGGACTACAACATCGAGCGCATGGGCGTTGGCACATGGAATGCTCTGACAAACAAGACGCAGACGGGACGACCGCTGCAGTACTTTGTCGAGCGAACGATTACCCCTTCAGTCCGCATCTGGCCGTCGCCGGATGCCATTGCGACCTACACGCTGGTTTACTGGCGTCTCCGTCGCATTCAGGACACAGGGGGTGGCGGGACCACGCAGATGGACATTCCCCATCGCTTCCTCCCAGCGATCATCGCTGGTCTCGCCTACTACATTGCCATGGGCAAGCCTGACCTGATGCAGCGGGTTCCGTTCCTGAAGCAGGAATACGAAAGCCAGTTCCAGCTCGCCTATGAGGAAGATCGAGACAGGTCATCCCTGATCATCTCACCGATGGATCTTAACTGATGCCGTACGCAAAGGAGACTTATGCCCTAGGGCTATGTGACCGATGCCAGCATCGATACAAGCTCAAGGAGCTGAAGTACGAGACGACGAACTTCAAGCGCACCAACAGACGGGTGTGCGCTGACTGCTTCGACATCGACCATGAACAATTCAGGCTGACCAAGATCAGGGTCGCTGACGGCTTCCCGCTCCGGGACGCCCGCCCCCAGATCGACACCGACCAAGGGTACAATTGGCGTGACATGTTCGGGAACGTCACCGCGCCGATTTACAAGATGTCGTGTGTCGGATCGGTTGGCCGAGTGACGGTGACCATCACATGACCTATGCAGAACTCTCCGCGCTGATGCAGTCCATGCTGCAGAACACCGAGACCACGTTCGTTGCCAACATCCCGCAACTGGTGAAAGTTGCAGAGAGGCGCGTCTATAACGAGGCGCAGCTTCCAGTGACGAGACAGAACTCGACCACGTCCTTCACGGCGTCGAGTCCGTATTTGGCGGTGCCAACCGACTTCATCTCCGCGTATGAGGTGACAGTAATATCCTCGGGACTGTACTCCCCCGTCCTCCCGGTGGACGTTGGCTTTATCCGGGAGTGTTACCCCGACCCGACGGTGACCGGGACGCCAAAGCATTACGCCCTCTTTGACGAGAAGGCGTTCTTGGTTGGTCCGACCCCGACCGCGGGGCTGACGGCCGAGCTGCATTATTTCAGGATGCCTGCGTCCATCGTGACGCAGAGCTCGACATGGCTTGGCGACAACTGGCCTGACGCACTGCTCTACGCCTCCCTCCTTGAGGGATACATCTACATGAAGGGCGAGGCAGACCTGCTGCAGGTCTACAATCAGCATTATCAGGAAAGCCTCGCAGAGCTGAAGGTGGCGGCTGGCGGGAAAATGCGTGGTGACACGTACCGTGACGGACAAGCAAAGGGCCCAGTTCCGTGAGCTTCAACATTGGCAGTGACGCAGACATCGGTCAGGTGGCCGTTGTCGTATCAAACTACGGCGGCCATACGCCGGAGCAACTGGCCGACATGGCCATCAAGTCCATCCTGAGCGTCAGGGGAGACCCGCCAGCGGCCGTGAAGGCGCAGCTCGTGGCGTTCCATGACCGTCTCAAGGGGGTTCTCATCGAGCTCGTGCAGACCGCGCAGCGCCATGAGCGCCTGAACATCGTCGGGAAGCTCATCAAGGAGCACCGCCCCGACCTCGCGAAGATTATCAAGGAGCTGTAATGGCCAACACCCAAGGCATGTGCGTCAGCTACAAGTCAGAGCTGATGCAGGCTCTGCACAACCATACCAACACCACAGGCAACGTGTTCAAGGTTGCCCTCTACACGTCATCGGCAACCCTTTCCAAAGCGACAACGGCGTACAGCTCGACCAACGAGATCACTGGAACAGCCTACGTGGCTGGTGGCTTCGCATGGACCGCGGCACAAAACACAACGCCAGCGGCTGGAACCACGGGGTGTTACACGACGTGGTCAGTCAACCCCGCATGGACGGTTGCAACGTTCACTGCGAATGCTGCCCTGATCTACAACTCATCGGCATCGAACAGGGCTGTCGCAGTGCTCACGTTCGGCGGGGACCAGACTGTAACTGCCGGAACATTCACGCTCACGCTGCCCTCGAATGCCGAGGGCTCAGCAATCTTGCAGATCAACTGACATGAGGACAGTCCACGAGCTGGGCCAGACGTTCGACCCGGACAAGAAGACATTCAAGTCATTTCAAGAATACGCCGAGATGGCGACGAAGATCGGCCTTCCGGTCCTCGGTGCAGGGTCAGCCAAAGGTTTCAGTGGCTCCGTCCATGACCCGGAACTCACGGTACACCAGCTCGCTGCTGCTGCCATGGTTCAGCTCTTCGATGCCAGCCAACTGGCCCCGGGAGACATGAAGGAGAAGGTGCTGGGCTTCCAAGAAGAGGTCAGGACCTTCATGTGCCACTACATGAGAGAAGCCATGCGTATTGAGCGGCTACGCATTGGCCTCGCCTTGGAAGGTTCAGGGCATTCCAATGCGGCTGCTTTCGTCAGATCCCATTCATAGGAGATTATCATGGGTCTTATCTATTCCTTCACTCAGGCGTCGGCAGCTTTAAATGCCAACACATCTGATTTCATCACGATGGCGGCTGGTGCCACTCGTTCTCACGTGGTCCGTGAGTACACGATGGCTGGCCTTGGTACGGCATCTGCGGCCAATGAAGTCGGCTTCTACCGCAACACCCTTGGAACGGTTGCAACGGCAAGCTTTGTTCCCCACAACGCTGGTGCTTCCGCCGCTGCGGCAAGAACGGCTGCCGCTCCCGGCCAAACCACAACTCTCGGCGTGAAGTATCACTCGTTTGGCTTGAACGCCAACGGTGCCCTCTTCAGGTGGGTTGCTGGTCCCGGCATGGGAATTGAAACCAGCGGCGCTCTTCAGAACTGTATCCGTGGTGTTACAGGCACGTCGTCAGCGACGGGCATGGTCATCATCGAAGAGTTCTAGTGATCGTCCTCATCTACGAGGGCGCTCCCGAAGACCCATTCAACCAGACTGTTCGCGCCGTCGATGCGGACAGTCTGGAAGATGCACGCATGCGCTTCCCTCACGCGATCATGGTTCAGATGTACGTCGAGTCATCGCGTGAGGACCCTCCCCCAATCGAACTCATGAAGACCCGCGCCATTCCGGTCTGGAGGTTCTGATGCCAGTTACCCACGTCAAATCGAACACGATTGTTGACGCTGCTGGCACAGTCACGTTCTGGGATGGAGCGACCACGCAGTCGGCTGCGGCGACCAACCTCGTCAGGCCGTCTGACTGGAACTCGGCCCACAACCTTCAGTACAACATCTCAGGCAACACCTCCGGCACATCCAGCATGTCGGGGTCCGACATCGTGTTCGGTGCCACCAATGGCATCACCCTGTCAGCGTCCACGGCAGTGGGTGGCGCCACCATGTGGATCGTTGGGCCACCGCATCGTAGCTCATGGGGCAACGGCCCGCTGGTCGCGTCAACTGTCCAGACCATCACGAACTCGGGTTCGGTCTCGACGGCTCTCGGGCTGAAGATCCCGTACCC